AAGGTGCGGTGCAGCAAGACCACGCCATTATCCCGCTGATCGAGGCTCGCATGAACGATGCGACCAACGTCATGATGGATGCGATGGCGACGGCGCTGTACACCAACACGACCAACACGCAGCAGTTCACTGGTCTGCCGGCGGCGGTTGATGATGGTACGGGCACTGCGACCTACGGCAACATTAATCGCTCGACCTACACGTGGTGGAAGTCGAAGCAGTATGCGGCTGGTTCGGTGAACCCGACCCGTCAGAACGTCCTCCAGTACATCTCCGGTACGGTGAAGAACGGCGCTGAAGTGCCGACCTTTGGCGTGTGCGGCTTTGGTACTTGGACCCTGCTTGCGCAGGATTATGTTGGCCAGGAACAGTACGTCATTACCCCGGGTTCGGGCTTTGACGGCGATGCCAATGGCCCGCAGTCCGGTTTCCGCGCCCTGATGGTCGCTGGTGTGCCGATCTACCCCGATCCGTACTGCCCAGAAGGCACGGTGTACTTCCTGAACACTAACTACCTGTCGCTGTATATTCACGACCAGGGTTCGTTTGTGTTCACGGGCTTCGAGTCCACCCTGCCTAACTGGCAGATTGGTTATGTTGGTGCCGTGCTCATGATTGCGGAATTGGTGAATACCAAGCCCAAAGCCATGACCAAGGTCACTGGCTACAACAGCCTGACGATTTAAGGAGGATTGACCTATGGCTCTCGGCCTTAACAAAATCCTCGTTGCGAACACCTCGGCCAATACGTCCGGTGGTTATCTTCAGCCGGTCAGCGTTGCAAACGTCGGGGCGGGTAACGCCACTGCGATGTCCAACGCGCAGTTTATCCCGGCTGGTACCTACCTGATGCTGCCGGCGGCGAACGTGACGATTGAAGTCAATAACTACACGGGCACCGCAAATAGCTGGTCCACTCTTCTCGCCAACAACACTGGCGGGGTGCTGATTTCTGACGGGTTTAACGTGCGCGCTAACGCGGTCACGGGCACTCAGACGGTCACGCTCCTCACTGTGAACGGCGGGCAGGCGGCTTCCGGCACCTACAACTCGTAAGGAGGCGTAGGTATGGCAAACGGCAACGCTGTTGGAACCAATCTCCCGACTTCCTTTGGGCGCTATGTCCTGGGCGAAGTGCGCGGGGTGTCGGTTGCTGCCACTGGTAATGCCGTAGCGACCATTCCAATTCTGTTGGGTGGTCTTACGGCTAACACTGGCTGCTACATTGTCCGTGAAGTCACGGTAATGAACGCCAACAAGAGCATCGCCACGGCCAACGTCATTGTCCTCACTTCAAGTGATGGCAATACGTCGAACAACGTGTCTAACGCGACTGTTTTGTCCAATGTGAGTGCTGCCACTACCAAGTGGCAAGACCTTACGCTGGCCGCTTCGGCTGCGACGGATGCGTACACGGCTGGTGCTTTGTTTGTAAAAGTCAACACGGCGGTTTCGGGTGGCACCTGTGACATTCGTGTTGTTGGGACTCCGGTGAACCTGTGACCGATACCGTTTATGTGACCAACGAAGGCGAAATGTCCCTCACTGATGGGTGGGATGGCGTTTCGTATGTCTTTCAGCCTGGGAAGACGGTGCAAATTCCGGCTTTTGTGGCGGGTCACATATTCGGGTATAATGTCGAGGATAAAACACCGCATGTGATTAGGCTTGGTTGGGCAAAAACCACCAATGACATCCCTAAGGCGATGGCGTGGTTGGAGAATTTTGTCATTACAACCGAGCCTCCCACGGTTCGTCGCTCTGTGTCCCCGGAAGCGACGGACTCCGCACAACCTCCTCCGGCGCCGCAACCGCGTCGGGGGAGGGGAGTGGAAGCATCAGCTACTATTCAATGAGGTGCGTGAATGGCTGTTACATTAGCGCAGTACATCACGCAGTGCCGGCGGTTACTGCATGACGCAAACGCTAATTTCTGGTCGGATCAGGAATTAACGGATTACATCAACGACGCGCGTAACAAGCTGGTGCGTGATACCGGGTGTTTGCGCACGATCCAGACTAGCGCCACGGTAACCAATCAAGAGACATACACGTTTGCATCACTGCCGCAGGGTGATCAAACGATGGATATTATCAACCTTAATCTCTATTGGGGTAGCACGCGCATTCCGCTCCGGTATTTGCCGTGGACGGACTTCAATGCGCAGTTGCGTTATTGGCAGAATTACTATGGTCGCCCTGTTGCTTACAGCATGTACGGGCCGCAGACTTTTTATCTCGGCCCTGTGCCGGATGAAGTTTACACGATGGAATTAGACACGGTGATTGAGCCGACGGCGTTGGTAAACGCTACGGACACCGATACCATTCCTGATATTTGGACTTCGCCTGTTGCGTTTTATGCGTGTTATACGGCCAAGTTCAAAGAGCAGTCGTATGGCGAGGCGGAGATTTTCAATCAGCAATACATGAAGAAGGTGCAGAGCGTGCTTGTTGGCACGATGACGCGCCGGATGCCGACCCCGTATAGTCAGGCGTACTAATCATGGCGTCGCCGGAGCAGCGCAAACAGTATCATATCTCCAAGAATTTTAAGGGGATAAATACTCAAGCTAACCGCACGGCTATTGATTCGGACGAGTTTGCTTGGCTTGAGAACGCACAGCCTATCGGATACGGTAACGTCAAAACCGTGCCGGCGCAAACTACCGTCCAGGTGTCCAGCGCAGACTTAGCCTGGAGCGGCACTGTTGAGTCGTTGTACGACGCCAATGTGAACAACAAAGAGTACATTTTTGCATTTTTCACCGATGGCGGTGCAGAGGCTTACAACGCAACTGACGGTACTAAGGTCACGGTTGCCAACTCGGGCAAGTTTTCTGCGGCTGGCGTGCGTATTGCGCAGTGGAAGAATGAGCGCATCCTAATCATTGACCCGGCCAAAGGGTTGTACAACTGGGATGGCACGAACGTAGTTAGCATCGGGTCGGTGTCGGACTACGGCATGACCAATCTGGGAACAGGTTATACCTCAACGCCGTCGGTGTCTTTTAGTGCGCCTAACGAAACGGGTGGTGTGCAGGCAACCGGGTCTGCGGTGGTGCTGGCAAATACGGTTGTCGGCATTAACATCACCGAAACGGGTTCGGGTTACACCTCTCCGCCGACTATCACGATCAGTGGCGGTGGTGGGGCTAACGCTGCGGCCATTGCGTCCAGCCTGACTTTTGCGACGGGTACTGTGAGTTGCATCGTGAAAAGCGGTGGCACTGGCTACACCAGTTCGTTCGCTGTGACGTTTTCGGGTGGCGGCGGGGCCAACGCGGCAGGCACGGCTATTGTGTCTGGCGGCTCCGTGACTAAGGTCATTATGACCAATAACGGGTCGGGCTATACCTCGGCGCCCACTGCCAACGTATCGGCTGGCGCGGGTTCTGGAGCGATTGTCGAGGCGGTGGTTACGACTAACGCCAACACAGACGTTGCGACCTTCAGTGGGCGCACCTGGGTGTCTCAAGGCCGCACGGTCTTTTACTCGGCGGCGGACAGTTACACGGACTTTGCCTCGGTCAGCGCCGGCAATATCCTGATTACTGACTCGACGTTGCACACAAACATTGTGGCGCTGCTATCGGCCAACAACTTCCTGTACGTGTTTGGTGCGGATAGCATCAACGTGTTCTCAGATGTGCGCGTTGGGCAGGACGGGGTAACGGTCTTCACCAATACCAACGTGTCGGCGTCGGTAGGTACGAGTTTTAAGAAAGGCTTGTACGCTTACTTTCGATCCGTGGTTTTTATGAATGAATACGGGATTTATGCCCTGGTCGGCTCCACAACGAGTAAGTTGTCGGACGCTTTAGACGGCATTTTCCAGTTGATCGACTTTACGCAGCCGGTTTCGGGCGGTCAGGTACTCATCAACAACATCCTGTGCGCGTGTTGGTCATTTACATATAATGATCCAGTAGCGGGTGCGCGGCCTGTGCAGGCGGTGTTTTTTAACAAGCGTTGGTTTATGACCAGCCAAGGCACGTTGACCAACATTACTGGCGCTCAAGTGGGGGGTCTAACGACCATTTACGGCACTGGCGGCACTAATTTGTTGAAGCTGTATGCCAACAGCACAACTGCGGTAGCGGTTACATGGAAAAGTGCGCTTTGGCCGTTGGGCGACCCGATCAGAGACAAGCAAGCGTTGAAGTTTGGGGTCGAGGCTACGCTGGCGCAGGCAGGCACTATGACCCTCACGGTGGACAGCGAATATCAGTCGAGTCCGCCATATACCTTGTCCAATACGCTAACTTGGTACAATAATTCCTTGCAAACTATACCCTGGACCAACAATTCTAGTGCACAAATTGGTTGGATTGCGGCAGGGTATCAGTTGTATAAGTCGGATGCCCAACAGTACGGAAAGTACTTGGGTTTTACGATTACCGGCAATG